CAATAGGACTATTTACGGAGGTAACTGTAATGTCCAGAGTATGTGTAAAGTGTAACACAGAAAAGAAACTCAATTCATTCCATAAGGTAACAAGCTCTAAAACGGGCAAAGTATATAATAGTCACACCTGCAAGGTTTGTAGTCGATTAGAGCAAAACGCTCGATATGAGACTATTGACTCAAGAGCCTCCCGTCTTGTCTGTGGGATGCGCTCAAGGTGTCTAAAGAAGGGTCTGGAATATGACCTAACTAATGAATGGGTAGCTGGAAAGCTAAAAGAAGGTGTTTGCGAGGTAACTGGTATCACCTTAGAACTAAAAGGAGGTGGTCTAAATAACGGCAACCGTCCCTTCACACCATCTCTTGATCGTACTGACCCAACCAAAGGATATACAATGGACAACACTAAGGTTGTCGTATGGATATACAATGGGGCCAAAGGTGTAGGTACTCACGAAGATGTAATGAAACTAGCGAGGGCTATGACTAATGTTTAAAAAAGAAACCGCAACTATACCTGAGGAGTTAAGAGACTTTCGTAACTTTCTCTATCTAGTATGGCAGCATCTGAACCTACCTGATCCGACTCCTGTACAATATGATATGGCTGTATTCCTTCAAGATGCTCCTCGAAGGGCTATTCTCGAAGCATTCCGAGGTGTTGGTAAGAGCTATGTAACGGCAGCATTCGTTGTATGGTGTTTACTAATGGATCCTGACTTTAAAATCATGGTTGTATCTGCTTCTAAAGCTAGGGCAGATGATTTCAGTACTTTTACACAAAGATTAATCCTTGAGTTGCCAATGTGTCAACATTTAATAGCTAAGAAAGACCAGAGGTGGTCTAAGATAGCGTTTGATGTGGCACCAGCCAAGGCGTCTGGGTCTCCTTCAGTTAAATCTGTAGGTATCTCAGGACAGTTGACGGGTAGCCGTGCAAACTTAATTATCGCAGATGATGTCGAGGTTCCAGCGAACTCTATGACAAGCGGTATGAGAGATAAGCTCGGTGAAGCTGTGAAGGAATTCGATGCAGTACTATCTCCCAACGGGAAGATCATGTACTTGGGTACTCCGCAGTGTGAAATGTCACTATATAACACGTTAACAGAGCGTGGTTATAATCTTCGCATCTGGCCAGCCCGCGTACCCGCTGCTAGAGCCGCTGAGAAGAGCTACGGTGAACGTTTAGCCCCCATGATATGGGATAGGATACATGAAGAAGGAAAGCTCTCAGAAGGGCAACCAGTAGATCCTAAGCGATTCGATGATAAGGACTTAACAGAGCGTGAATTATCATATGGACGTTCAGGTTTCGCCTTACAGTTTATGCTAGATACTAGCTTAGCTGATGCTGATAGGTATCCTCTCAAGATGTCTGACTTAATAGTCATGTCAGTAGATAGAGATAAGATGCCCGAGAAGCTCGTGTATGGCCGTCTAAAGGAGATTAAAGATCTCCCTAACGTTGGCCTTAGTGGAGACAAGATCTTCGCTCCTGAGGCAACCATAGGGGACTACGTGGACTACGATGGCTCTGTACTTGTAATAGATCCATCTGGACGAGGTTCCGATGAAACTTCCTACGCTGTAGTGAAGAATCGTGGCGGTACTTTGTACGTTCCTGAGTGTGGTGGACTAGATGGAGGCTATGGTGAGGCCACTTTAACTAAACTATGCGAGATTGCTAAGCTACATAAGGTAAATGTAGTGTTAATCGAGAGTAACTTTGGTGATGGTATGTTCAATGAGCTACTTACTCCGTATATGAGAGACATATATCCCTGTACAATGGAAGAAGTTCGCCATAGTAAACAGAAAGAACTACGTATTATTGACACTTTAGAGCCTGTAATGAACCAACACAGACTCGTTATTGATCCAAAGGTCATCCAAAGTGATTATGATAGCGTTCAGAAGTACCCTGTAGAGCAACAAGCTAAGTATATGCTTATGTACCAGATGACTAGACTCACTAAAGAGCGTGGCTCTCTGGCCCATGATGATAGACTAGATGCTTTAGCTATGGGTGTCGCCTACTGGACAGAACAAATGGCTGCTGATGTCGATCTTATGATGCGAGAGCGTCGAGATGAGATAATGCAGGATGAACTTAACCGATTTATGGATGCCGTTAACATGATGGCCTCCTCAAGGAGTACTACGTGGATGTAGAAGATCTGGATATAAACACACTGCCTATGGTTAGGCTCACATGGATAGACGCTCAAGAAGGCTGTGTAGGCTGGACAGAGTTAGAAGAGATGATAGCAGCTCCATTAGCAGAGTGCCAAGAGGTTGGTTGGCTGTTGGTGGATGATGATGACAAGGTAGTAGTAATGAGGTCTTGGAATCAGGATGGACAACAAGGTGGGGCTTGTATAGCAATTCCCCAGTCTTGGGTCTTACGCTGTGAGAAGTTAGTCCCTATCGATGATGTAGCCGAACTGTTGGAAGAAGGCGAGGTTATCGATGCTGAGTGGGATATTGAGTAAAAAGTGAGGTGTATCACCCCTATAAACACAGGGGTGTAACCCTTTGATCTCCTTAGGGTTCCTATAAACGGGCTACTGTGGAATGAGGGACTCCCCCCACCCCCCTTCAGATATACTATAGATATACTTAAGTACACTAAAGAATACCTTAAGTATGTCTACGGTGTACCTCTGTAGTCTTGTTAGGAATCCTATAGAGTCTATGGTGTCTATGGGTGTCTTAGGTGTTCCTTACCTTCTTGTCACATATCACCTATATCAATGACTTACACACATACATGTACAAGTTAATAACATATATGTACTTATACATACCCACTATATAAAATGAGATAAAAATCTGAATGGGTATATACGGTAGGGATTTTTTCGATTTTTCCCCCTATGGGGTCGCCTTACTCTGGCCACACTAAAGACACGCCAGCGCCACTCGTTACGCCACTGGGATAGGCACAGACCGCATGGTTATCACGTTTGCACCTGATATAAGAACGGGTGACCACATACATATGCTATTAATAGGCCAAGTCGATAGGTAATCTATGGTGTTGATCCTTCATGCATATATCTATCTGTGTCTTTGTCTTTTATATTGATTGTTTTCGTTTTGACTGGATATGTAACGAGACAGCAGGTTCTCGCTCGAGCGAGGAAATGTAACAAGACAGCAGGGCATGATGTCTATATGTACGTGCTAGCGTACACTTTAGACACCTATAGATAACCAACAAGACAGCAGGTTCTCGCTCGAGCGAAGATATATAACAAGATAGCAGGTCATGATGTCTACACTTTAGACACCTATAGATAACCAACAAGACAGCAGCTGTAACCTCTGGCGTTACACTTAAGACATACCTATAGATAGCAGTAGTGTGCTTACGGTCACGGACTGGGGGGTCTATGGTGTTCGCTGGGGTTCTAAGGTGTAGGCATCCTATCTTGTCACCTATATATAGATGGATAACCAACAAGAGAGCAGCGGTTACACCCCAAAAGCAACGCGTTAGCGGTGATTGCGGGGTGTATGCACACCATCAAAAGAAATTTGCCATTTATTTTAAACTATTAATCCTATTGAAAACATACACTTACAATTTAATTTCATTTAATTTGCATTTATTTCACTTGAGGGGGTTGCACTCTAAAGAAAAGCGTGTAAACTTATCAACAAGTCGAGGGAAAACAGGAGTTAACCCGATAGAGACTTAAAGTAATGTTGGAATGTTTCATAGTCTAAGCCAAGCCAAAGACGACCCAGCCGGATGCCTTCCCTATCTCGTACCAAGTGATAGAGTTGATAAAATAAAAGAATTTAGTTAGCAAGTCATGGCTACGGTCATGGCTTGTTATAGTAAGTTTTTAATCAATAACACAGAGGGCATCACCATGCTATCATTCATCTTCCTATCATTATTAACTACCGTTGTTGTAGGTCTTATAGCTACTGCGGTATCAGCCTTAATCGTAGACGTTCAAAGCGAGCGTCTATAATGACGGAAACAGTCGAACAGTATCTAGCACGGGGCGGGGTTGTTACACTATGTAAGCCGCAAGCATTACCTAAACTTGAAATGAACGTAGAAGGTACAGGAACACGCGCTAAGCCTAGCAGCGGCGCACCTCGTCAACTCAGACGCGGATCAATAGCTAACGCACAACTAACTTATAAATAGAGGCTACATCATGACAAACTTATACATGATCACAGACATCAACACTAAAGAAACTTCAACACTAGCCTTGGACGCTGAGGGTTACTATAGAGCGCTCGACGTGATCGAGAAGCAAAACCGCAACGAGACGCGTTACACTATCGAACGTGTAGAAACTAACAAGCCGTTAAAAGCGTAGGGGGATAACATGATAGACTTAACACAGTATAACGATAACGAGCTCTCGCTTGTAGTGTATAACGATGAAGGTTTGTACGATATGCGCCGCGATTCTGATTTAATAAGTGTATTAGAGGAGTATTATATATTTACTGATACGCAGCTTGCCAAACTAATTAAGGACTTATCTTACGGTTATGGATGCTTATCGTGAATAAGATCATCGTACCATCAGCAGCAATCAAACAGTTCAACAATAAACACGGTCATGTAGTGGCAAAGCTCATTAAAGCTGCTACTAT